TAACTTATGGAGAATATATGTACAATTATTCAGATATAAAAAATTATTGGAATAAGTTTATGAATGATTATGCGGAAGATGTTAAGTCTTTTTGGAATAATTATTTTGAAGTTGTTTCAAAGATTTATAAAAATAAATAAATTTTAATTACAAAACAATAAGTTATAAAAAATATTTTTATTTACTTATTAGATAATTAAAATTATCTCGCCACGCCTAACCAACTACAGGAGTTAGCATGGCAAAAAAACCTAAAACAAATCAAGAGCTGGTTGATGAGATCAGAGATCTTCTTGATAAATTAGAAAATAACATCTGGAAAGAAGAAGAAAATTCTGACGCAGATGATTTTGATAATGATGAAGAAGAGGATGAGTACGATAACTAATCTTTATTCTTAATCTTTATAGGGGGGAATTTATATCTCCCCTATATAAAATAACATCTTTTATTTATCCACATTTACTATATGCAAATTAGCATGAAATTTTTATTAATATTTACTATTTGCAGCATGATGGATGGATCTTGCCTACCAATTAAATCTACAGGTAGAACCTTTGATACTTTTAAGCAATGCTCTTTAGCAGGTTATGAAATGATCCATGCCTTTGCAAAGGAATTTAATAACGATATGTTTGAAGAGATAAGACCAGCTTTCCTCTTTGACTGCAAAGATATTTTATCTTCCTAATGTATGTAATAATTGACTTTTATAACCCACTACCTATAGTGGTAAAATGAAATCAAAGCACAAAATATCTACAACATCTGTACGATTATCGGCACATGAAAAACTATGTGCTGAAAGAATGGAACAGTTAATAAAGACAATAGATGAATTGCGTAGTGATGTTAAACAACTTCATTCAGACATGAATAAAGGTAAAGGTGTTATAGCGTTTCTCGTAATTATTGGTGGATTAGCAACAGCGATTGTGAGTTTTTTTCAGTTTAGATAAACAACTTAATACTTAATGAGAAAGTCAGATAAGGGGTTAGTATCAGAGGCTTTAGCTCAAGCATATTTTGCAAAAGATCCAAACCTATTAGTGTTCACAGCTCTTGGTGGCATTGGTCCAGTTGATATAGTTGTCTATAATATTAAGACAAAAAAATATACTAACTACGATGTTAAGACAGTATCGTATAGGAAAAATTCAAATAAATATTGTAATAATAAAAATGAACGCATTAACAGATCCCCATCTAAAAAACAGAAGAATATGAACGTTAAAATTGCTTATGTTTATGAAGATGGTAAAATATTAATTCCATGACATACGAGGGTTTAAAAGCAAGAATAAAAAAACACGAGGGATTTTTAGATAAAGTATATTTAGATTCATTAAATAAAAGAACCATAGGTTATGGACATTTGCTTACAGAAGATGATGATTTTGTAGATGATGTTATTTATGACAAAGCAATACTTGAGGAATTGTTTAATAAAGATTTTAATGTTGCTGTCCAGGGTGCTGAAGAGTTGCTTACTAACTATGATATTAAACCACTTGCAAAAGAAGTAATTATTGAGATGGTATTTCAGCTAGGCAAATCTGGTGTTTCTAAATTCAAAAAAATGTTTGAAGCTCTTAAAGAATATAATTATACCATAGCTGCTAAGGAAATGTTAAATTCAATTTGGTATAGACAAACGCCAAGCAGATGCGAAGCATTGTCAAACATAATGAGGAGTTGTGCCTAATGTGGTGGAATATATTACCTACAATATTTAAAACTGGTGTTGAGATTTATAAGAACCATAAGCAATCAGAACTTTTAGAATCCGAAGCTGAACGTAGATATTATGAACGTATGGCTAGAGGTGAAATAGAATACCAAAGAGATGTATCAGATCAACACGACAAGACATGGAAAGATGAGTTTGTATTAATTATTGTTTGTATTCCAATCCTAGTATTATCGTATGCAATCATTAGTGATGATGTAAATATAAAAGCTAAATTAGATTTGTTCTTTAATTATTTTGACAAATTTCCTTCTTGGTATCAATGGTTAATCGTTGGTATCTTTGGTGCTATCTATGGATTAAAACCAACATTAGATATATTTAAAAAATGAGTGATCAAATAACTACAATGTTTGCTCAATCTTATTCTAAAAAGAAACCTACATTGACATCGCAACAAGGATCAAACGTAAAAGTTAAATTTATTAAATCTAAAAAATTATCCAAGCCTATGTGTGGCTGCGGTTGTAATGGCTAAGAAATATCTAGAAAACAAATTCATTAAACCACCTAAACGTAAACGCAAAGGTAGGCATACTAAAAGAATAAATAAATCTAAAACTTATAAAGACTATGCTGGACAAGGAAGAATATAATAAATTAAATTGCATATATAAATTAAAGAGTGGGATATGCTGTTTGTTAAGTAGCTGCAAATGTGATACTACAAACAAAGACTGTTATCTTTATAATCTAATTAAAGAAGATGACTTTAATCCTTACAGATGGATAGGTGAATGATTACATATAGAGGTGAAAAATTTTCTGGTTATAACAAACCTAAATCTACTCCTGGTAAAAGTAAAAAATCAGCAGTTCTAGCAAAGCAAGGCAATCAAATAAGATTGGTTAGATTTGGTGATCCTAATATGACTATTAAAAAAAACATACCAGCAAGACGTAAATCCTTTAGAGCCAGACATCGTTGTGCCACAGCTACCAATAAACTATCTGCTAGATATTGGTCTTGCAAAGCGTGGTAATTTCTTTCGCAATTTCTATAAGTAAGAAAGCATGGTAAATGCCAAGAGCCAAAAAAATTTCCATAAGAAAATGTGGTAATTGTAATTGGTGCGGAAAAGAACTTTTATCAAATATGGGTGGTTGGATTATCAATGCAGAACATAAACATTTTTGTCATGGTATAGATCATACCTGTTTTGATGAGTATTTAACTACCATTAAATCAACAAGAGAGAATACCAAGCCAAACGCTAACTTTGACAAGTTAAAAGAAATATATATAGAATATCTTAAACGTGGTAAGCGTTTTAATAATAGGTAAATATATGCAGAAAAAAAAGAATGGTAAAAAAAAGAATGGATTTCCTGACTTAACTGGAGATGGTAAAGTAACTTTTGCAGACATCTTGAAAGGTAGGAAAGTTATTGGTAATGGTAAAAAAGGCAAATCATTAATGAGTTAATAATATGAAATCTAAATATCACACTACTCAAGAAGGTAAGAAAGCTCGTAAAGGTTTATACTACAATATAAATCAACGTAAGAAAAAAGGTATAAGCAGATCTAAATCTGAATCTACTATTTCTGGAAAATCTTATCGTTCTATGTTGGCAGGATTTAAAGACTGATCAATTTTTCTTAAAGCAAATTGATTATATATCTGTAAGTATCTTTCCCAAACATAGCTGCCATCAAACCAAAAGGATTCTTTTCTAGCTTTCATATTAGTATGATGGATCATAGTTGTATGATCTCTGTCAGATAGTATCTGACCAATGTTAGGTAAAGACATTGGCGTTAGTTCTCGTAATACATTTATAATAATAGATCTTGCAACCACAAGCTCACGTCTTCTACTGCTTGAAAGTATATCCTCAACAGTAACAAAGTTTAATTTTGCAACCTCAATTAAAATATCATTAATGTATGGATTAACTTTATATGCAGATATTTTTCTTTTCTTTCTTGATGCGTTATTATTATTTGTTCTTGAACGCATGTGTTGCAATGCAAGACGATAACCAACCTTAACTCCTAATCTAAAATTAGTTTTTTCTGTTGCTGTTAAATTTTCGTGTATAGTAGTTTTTAGACGTTGCTTAACTTCACTAACCCAATTATCCTTTAGCATAGATAATATTTTCCTTTCCCATTGTTTACAGTTTTTTTTTATAACGTAATTACTTACGCCATTATTTTTTCTTTTGTCTGCTCTATTTCAAAGATAAGTTTCTTTGAGTCAGATAAGTATTTTAGATACTTATACTGATAGCTTAGAGCCTTCTGATGTTTCTTCTCTTGAAGATCTCTCAGCTTTTGCAGACGAGATTTTAGTTCTTCCAACTAAATCCTCCTTTTGTTTTATGTTAGTAAAAACTGTTCTGACATTTGACACCTGGACATCAATCACTACACCTGTGGCAGTTGGATTTGATGCAGTCTCAATACTGTCAAATTCTTCTATATATTTAAAAGAACATTCACAGTTTTTAACTCTCACAATCTTACTCACTTTTATCCTTTTTGGCAATAGTATTTTGTCGTATTTGTTTTGTCATCTTCGTATAGATAGATAAATCATCATAATTATCTGCCTTATAATTCTTGGTGCAACGATATAGTTTTAATGCCATCATTAGATGACCAACGTCTTGTGGTTCTAATACTTTCTTGAGCTTATCAAAAAGAATGATAGTAAACATCTCAGCAAGAACAGCAAAGTTTTCATTGTAATCACCATAGTCTTGCTGTCTATCCTTAATTATTTTTCTTTGTATCTCTTCTTCTAATTGTACAAAATCAGTCATT